TACCCTCTACGTCAATAGAGAATGCGTTACTCGTTGCGTCCTTACTGTCAATGACAGATAGACGAATGGCACCAGTGGTAGGTGAGATAGAAATCTCATCGTGACCAAGTGCGGCAGCGGCACGTTTGACTTTACCTAGAGTGTCTGTATCTAGGGAAAACTTAACTTCAGCATCAGGCATATTGATGTCTTTTCCTGGCGAGGTCAGCATCTCTGGATCAGAGAAGAAGTACTTCACAGACGAACGTCCGGTAGAATCACCTACAGTCACATAGTCTTTTTCAAACTTGAGTCGTGGTTGGTCAACCAATGACAGAACATTCAAAAACTCTGACAGGTCATAGATGCCAAAGGATGCAGGAAACGGTTCTGCAAGTTCTGCGGTTGATAGAACATTCCGTGCTACCGAGATAGTCTTTACAGTACTGCCTTCGGTGATAACGATGTTCGGGTTAATGGTCGCATAGTTCTTGAGAACCTGCATGGTAGTATCGGATAGTTCCATAATATATTTCCTCAGTTAATTTATAGTGTATAATAGCACATGGATCATTTAAAGTCAAGACTTAATTTTACTAAAGTTCTTTTCTTTCACAAACTCAATCTTACGGTGGAATGCCGCATCCTCAAGTTCACTCTTGTGAGAGATAACAAACACATTGGTATCCTCACCCAGTGTAGAGATAATCTTCATCAGATTCTCAATACCATCCTCGTCCAGAGAAGAGTCAAATGTCTCATCAAGGATCAGTAGATTGGTTGCCACACTGTTCTTCATCTTTGCGATCTGTCTCCAAGTAAATAGTAGGGACAGGTCAATCCGTTGCTTCTCACCCTCAGAGAATGAGTCATACGAAAAGGCATCACGATGTCTAGATCGGATAGTCTCTTGGAAAGACTCGTCCAGATCAAAGTGTACAAAGAAGTCTAGGATGTTCAAGTACTTGTTGGTCAACTGATTGATGACTGGCAAGTACTGTTTGATAATCTTGGTCTTGATACCAGTATCTTTGAGCAACTCAGCATACACCTGATTGTACGAGAACTGTTCGTTCAGTCGGTACTTTGATTCCTGTAGTTCTTCTTTGTCAGTACGCAGTGTCTCTAACTCAGTATTTGCTTCTGACAGATCACCAGTACCTTCGTCAATACTAGAGACCTCACCATTCAGTGTATCAATGTTTCGGTTGATACTCATAATCTCTTGGGTGTTTGCGTCAATCTTAGACTGCCAGTTGCGAATGTGATCTTGCATACGATTGAGTTCTTCCATCTTCGCATCCAAGTCTGCCTTACGGAGATCGTGCATTTGTAACGCACCGTCAATAGTACCCGCACGAGTCTTACATTTGTTCAGATGATACTCTTTCAACTTACGATCAATATCCTGATCACAGGTAGGACATTTGTCATTATTCTCAAAGAACTTTGCCTGTTTGACTACATCCTTCTGTTGTGCCTTAAACCCTGCCGCATACTCACCAAGAGATTGTAGTTCCTTACCAACATTGACAATCTCGGTAGTGACTTCTTTGGATGCGGTGACCTCTTCGGTGACCTTGGCATTTGCCTCATTGAGTACACGAATGTCTTCCTGCAACTTCTTGATACTATCCAACTTCTGCTTCTTCTGGTGACTGGATATCGCACTTAGGTCACGCAGATATTTCTTCTGAGCATTGATCTTGGTATCACACAGATTCAGTTGATGGGTATTGTTGGCAATCTGATCCTTGAGTATAGACATCTTCTCCTTCAACAGAGAGTTCATCTTGGAGAACATATTGATATCCAAGAGGTCTTCAATTACCTCTCGTCTAGAACCTCCGGTCAACTGCATGAACGGCACAAACGAACTAGAACCCAGTACCACAATCTGGTGGAATGATTTGTGGTTCAACTTGATGATGTTCTTCTCAAGCATAGACTGGTATTCCTTGGCATGGGAATCTTGGTTCACCATATTACCATTGACCCATATCTCAAACTTATTAGGTTTGATGCCACGGATAACCTTGTACTGCTGTTTACCAATATCAAACTCAACCTCCACCAATGTGCCTTTGCCATTGATAGTGTTGATCAGTTGGTTCTTAGATATCTTACGATGGGGTTTGCCGAACAGACCAAACGAGAGTGCGTCCAACATAGTAGACTTACCCGCACCATTGTGTCCTACCACTAGGGTAGTCGGAGTAGTATCAAAACTGATATCTGTGAAATTATTTCCTGTACTGAGGAAATTCTTAAAACGGAGTTTCTTAAAATTTATCATTGGGTTATAATACCACACTCATCATATAAAGTCAAATTTATTTTTCGGTCATACCGCACCAGTTACATTCTTCATCCTTGCCGATCCTCATGGTACTTGCCTCTGCTGTACAGTAGTGTTCCCAAGTATTAAACTTTTCCCTCAGTTTCTGAATACTCTTCTTGGTAGGGATACCATGAAACTCCATCAACTCTTCCTCACCATCCTCATTACGATCACGGTTACCATCACCATTGAGTTCAGTCATGTCCTGTTGCTTATGTTTCTGGTTCTTACCAAAGATAGCATCCCAATTATCTTCGTACTGCTTTTTATTAGGAATTGGTCTTGGGGAATCCCCCTTGCCACCGTCACCCATTATACGATCTCCATACTCTGTGCTTCTTTCATCAAGTGAGATATCTCTTTCTTGATCCGATCTTTATCTAGGTCTGTAACTACATTGTCAACATAATCGTATACCAATGTCTCGGTATCGTCTACAGATATGTTGTCATCTCCAACATTATCACCAAGGAACTCCGAGAAGTCTTCGGCAATCTTCAGTTCGTGAATCTTCTGTGCCTGTACCCGATCAATGAATCGTTCAAACTCATAGGGGTCACCCTTGTTGGTAACGATAACCTTGACGAACTTGTTGTCAAGATAAGAGAGGTCTTTGAACTTATTCATGTTCTCGTGATCATAGTAAATCTTCTCAAAGATAGTGATCGGATTAAGAACAGGGGTCATCTCCCTTGTTTCCATATCAAGTACATGGAAGTGCTTGGGGTCACCGCAGTCATTCCAGAAGAACTCCATCTGAGCACCAAGATAGTGGATGTTGTTCATACTGGACTTGGCATGGAAGTGACCGGACAGAACCATATCAAATCTATCAAACACACTCTTGTCCATACCATCCATACACACTTGACCACGAGACATCTCAAAACCTGCCAGTTCCAAGTGTGCGCCCACTATTGTTGCTTTTGTGTTGGAAAGAAACTCCAGTGTTGCTTTCTCATTCTCACTGTTAATCCAAGGGATCAGTGCAACCTCGGTACCATCATAGTTTACAACAGTTGGTTCCAAGAGTAGGTTCACTTCATTCATATAGTGACCTTGAAGTTCCTTTAGTGCGTTCAACTCGTTGGTGTTCTTATAGTACACATCATGGTTACCGCAGATGATGTCCATAGTAATACCATGCTTACGCATAGGTTCTAGGAATATCTTACGGTTGTGTTGGAGTGCTTTGAAGTTGATAGTCTTGCGATTATCGTAGTAGTCTCCAAGGTGGATGATATGCTTTATATCATTCTCTAACAGATACGGAAAGAACACTTCTGAATAGAATCGTTCCTGATATGCCATAAAAATGTCAGAGGAATTACGACACCCTGCATGGGTATCGTTCAGTATTGCAACCTTCATATAAAACCTTTATTCAGTTATTAGTGTACAGTATAACATGGCAAACAGGATTAGTCAACTATAAAATCAGTTAAATCCGAGTCTACCTTGACTGTACGTCTCTTACGTTCCTTCTTAACAATCTCTTTCCATACTGAGTCTTTCTCTTTTACTTCATCAATACGCATCCGTAATCCATCAACATATGCGATGGTATACTGGTTTGACTGATCATCACCTAATTCGTTATCAATGAACAGATCAACACTTGCCTGTTCCATATAACGCATCTTGATGTCTTGTTGCTTCTTCTCTTTCTCAATCCTACGTAGGAATGCGAACCAAGAAATCTGTGTGAAGTAGGCAAAGGCATTTGGTTTACCAGTACGAGTTGCCGCCTCTAGGTTGTAGTTCTCAATTGCCTTGAGACAATTCTCTACTGCATCCATCACCATCTCTTCACGATAAGTGTAACGAACAAAGTTAGACTTATGGGATAGTCCCTCACAAATCTTTAGGAAACATCTTGCAATGTAGTCAGGCACCTTGGGCAGTGTCACACACGCATCTCTCGCACCATTAAGATCAGTAACATAATCAACAACTGCTTGTGAAAACTGTGCGTTGTTCACATAATGCGGTTTGTCTTTTGGTTTTATCTTTACTTTAGTTTTTTGTTCCATTATTTAATTCCTATTTTTTTCCTTAATTCACTACTTGCAAATCTATGATGTCTACCATTATAATACACTCGGATATAATTGTCAAGACAATAATCCAATCCAGTAAAAGTTTTTTCTCTATACTCTTCACCAATGATACGAACATCAAAGTCAATCAGTTGCATCAAGTCCAGTAAGTCTTCTTCTGTCTCATACGGAATGATCTCATCCACCCATTGACAGGCATCAACTTGTATATATCTTTCGGATACTGACTGAATTGGTTTGTTCTTCTTTGGACGATCTACAGTAGGATCAGTCTGTAATCCCACGATAAGATAGTCACACTGTGTCCTTGCCTCTTCCAACATCTTTACATGACCCGCATGGAACAGGTCAAATGCCGAACAGGTGAACCCAATTATTTTTTTATTTTGACTTGACAAAAGTTGTGCTCCGCTGTATAATAACGCTTAGTGTTGAGGAGGGGTGAATACTATAGTTCCTGCAACAGAAAAACGATCACCTTCAAATTGTTTAGATACTGCTTCATGTATAAGATGTCCTTGGAAGAGTACCAGTTTACCATTCTCTATTTCAATTTCTGTTCCTATTGTCGGAAAGACTAGATTGGAACATCCTTCTGGTGGATCAATGTAATAACAGTATGCCCATGTATTTGGCCAGTGATTATGAGGTTGAGTCACCTCTTCTTTCTCTGCACGAATACCCCACATATTATTCACTCGCAAGGTATCTATATGTACTTGTTTCCACATGGGCATACTAAGACGATGATGATGATTCTCATAGTCCATGTTCATCTCTATAGATGATTCTTTAACAAACTCTTCAATGATATCTGCTAATTTTCTAAACTCAGGATAAACACTATGCATATTACCGAACGTGGTGTCTGCCTTGACATTAGTTATACGGTGTACTTGATCACCTGCATCAGCAATTCGGTTCACTATCCTCGTATTCATATCCTCGTCATCAATTATCTTGGTGAAGATATAATCATCTTGGGTGTTACTGTATTTCATTAGTGTATCTTCGTGCTCGGTGAATTGCTACCAAACATATCAATTACATTGGAACCACTATCCATACGATTCAGATAATCTTCTATTTTCTTATCTCGTTTAACTTGTTCGGTAGGATGATCTTCATCAAACTCTTTTTCTCGTTGCACGTGCATATCAATCATATCATGCACTGCCTCATAGTACTGTACCATAAGTGATCGCGTAGGGAACCCCATCCCCACAACATGACTAGAGTTGATAATAAGTAAATCTTCTCCATTTTCTTGATAAACCATCCACGGACGAAAAGCATAGTATTTCATACCATCAGGACTTTCCATCATAATAAGTCGCATTGCTTTTCGTACAAGAATCTCAAAGTCTTCTTCCTCTGCCCATTGCACTACTTCACAGAGAATTTCCTCACCATTGGCAAGTTTTAACTGTCTTACTTCTGTCTCGTTGTTCATGCCGTTCCCTCAAGTTTGAATTGTTTATAGTTTCTAATGATATTTATCAGACCATTAACTGGCAAATTTTCGTGATTCTCTGTGTAATACTTCTTACCCTCCTTGGGATTTTCATGTACCTCTGCGTGAACAAAGTTAACCTGCCACACACCAGAAGGATTTTTTCCACTACCAACCCTTTCCTTGGTGAAATCTTTTACCCATTCAATCATATCTATAAAATCATAATCACCACTCGGATGAATCCACCAATTCCATTTATTCTTTTCTCTGTGCTTGTTAGACTTCTTACCTCTCTGCATATTTGAAACGTGTTGTCTCATTTCGGGGTCTAGTACATCGGGGTCTTCATATGAGTATGTATAACCATACTCCATGAAATTGTTGTACACCTTCCAATCAATAGCATCTGCTTGTTCGTCATCGGGTTCCGATAACATCAATGGTAGGAAGGACACCACGTGACCGTTCCAGTGCTCATTGACCCATGCTTTGGTTGTTTCTAGGGACTCAAAAGTTTCGTGGGGCAGACCCGCAATCATAGTGAACTGTCCGACATAGTAGTTAGGTGAATGCTCGTTGAAGTAGTCCTGTATTTTTAGCAGACCCTTCTTGAGTTCCTCTGGTTTCATACCCTTACCGACTGCCTTACCAGACTCACGATTGAATGTCTCCACCCCATAACTATGTGCGGTGAAACCCATATCAATCATATCCTTCCACGTATCTTCTCCGTGACGTATGAGTAGGTCTGCCCTAACATATCCACCGAACTGTGGTTGGAATGGTAGTCTACGTACTGCACGTGCAAGTAACGCAATCTTATCTTTGGAGTCGTTTACAGTATCGTCTGTAATGTAGTAGTTGGTGATACCCCACTTCTCATAGTTCTCCAACAACTCTTCGTAGAGATTGTCCTCATCTCTAGTCGTGTCTTCCTTCATGCCCAGTAGAGGGAAGTTGCAATACTTACACGCAAAGATACATCCCCGTGAGAATTCAATATTTACCGTTTCGTTTGGTTGTACAAAGTCGCGTTTTTCAAATGAGATGCTTGCGTCTCTCTTAGGGAAGCAGGGGTAACTGTGTTGTGCGGTGATCAGTTTACCACCATTACTGAGTGTTGAATGTACGCGAGGTTCTTCACCACCCATAATATGCTTGAGTACGGCATCCATTGCATACTCACCATTACCCGTGATATAGTAGTCTGCCTCTACGCAAGTGACAGTCCAAGTCTTTTGCCCACCCGAAATGATCTTTAACCAAGGGTAGTTTCTTCTTATGTAATCAGTGAACCACTTCAGTTTCTCGGTTGCGAGTGTTGCGAATAGCAGACTGAACCCGATAAACTTTGTGTCCACGGTCACTCGTGATTTGAGTAGTTCAACCAATTCTTCGTTGGTGAAGAATATACTATAGTCAATAACCTCAACATCCCATCCGGTCTTTCTTATATGGGTTGCTATTCGGTGATTGCCATAACTACGATAGGATTCAAGTCCATTGAAGAGTCCTGCAACAACCATCTCGTTAGGATGTTCGTCATGGATTCTTCGTCCAAACTCTTCGTTGTTTATACTTAAAGAAGTAAACCCACCGAACAATATTCCGTGGGGTTTCTTTTCAATCAATTTTATTTTCATTTCAAATTTATTTGATGTATCTTATAAGGAAACTGTTCTTTAGTATATATCTTTATTCTTTCGGCACTGTGACGCAATGTAAAGTTTTTGTGGGACTTGATATGCATATCATCCGCAATATCGTATAACTTAGCATTAGACCCATCGTCAGACTGCCTCAGAGCGCGCCCAATGGATTGTAGCACCTTAACCTGACTCTTACTAGGGGATGCGAATACTATGTTATGAAGATTCCTAATATTAATACCAGTGCTGAAAGTGCCCAA